CATTTATCCTACCTTGCCTAAAGGTATTGAACTTTTTACGTTCTACCTTCATGTTTTACTAGATAGTGGGTGTCCTTTGGGAAATAAGTCTGTATCGTGTCTTCCACCTCTAAACTTACCTGTAGATAATGCTCTTAGAAAGCTATTTACCCTAGCATAAGCCCATTGATCAGGTGAACTAACACTTGGTCTTACTGAGCTTGGGTTTGTTCTATATGCACCTACACCTCGTCTAAATACAGCTTCAAGCATTCTTAATGTAGCCCTTTTAGTTTTAGTTCCACCATGCTTCTCATTATGATCATCTACTTTTTTTTGTAAGCCTTCTTTTACCTTACCTGATAAAGCCTTTTCATCTTCTTTAGATTCTACATGCTCCTGTAGTGCAAACTCTTTGTCTTCTTCAGTAATAATTTGTTGACGCTTTCTTTTAGCCCATGCAAAGCCTGAATCTCCACCCCAAAGCAACCATGCGATCTTACCTGCACTTGGATATCCATCTTCACCTTGTCTAAAACCTTGTGCTTGTTTATCTACCTCATGCCTTTTAAAAAAGCTATACATTCTTTTTACTGTTGAAATAGATAACCTTTCTTTAGCTACCAACTGGTTTGCACGAGCAACACCTACTAAAGTGCCACCCCTTTTAAACTTTTTTCTAAGTTCAAGCCCTCTCTTAGCTTCTTCTGCCATCTCACTGGTAGGAACTGTATTTATATCTGCTAAAGCTTTTTCTTCTTGTAAAAGGAAGTCTATCTCTTTATCAACCTCGTCATCATCATCATAGTCTTCTAAGTCTTCTTCGTTTACAGGATTTTCAGGTTTAGGAACATCACTATCTGAAAGTGGGAATAGATTAGCTGATATATAAAGATCATCAGCACCATCTACAGGGTCAAGACCTATTATCTTTCTTGCTTCATTACGAGTCATAATACCTTCACGAACAGCACTGGTCACATTCTCATAAGTCTTCTTTTTTCTTTCTGCTAGAGCAGGTATAGAATCTATATCAAATTCTAAGGTAAGCCTGTCATCAAATAACGGTACTAGCCATTCATTGAGATCAGATGCTATCTTTCTTAAATGTGGAATTATAGTTTCTTCGTATAGAGCGAGTCTTGCTTCTGCTACATTAGAATATGTCTGAGCATCAGGAACACCTACTAATTGACTAGGAACGCCAAAACATAAGGCTATATCTGTAGTTGCCATGTTCTTTAATGCATGGAAATCCATATCTTTAGGGCTTAGACCCATCTCCTTCCAGTCAAAGTCTCCTTCTAAAAGCATAGGTCTACCTGCATTAGCAGTTCCACTAAATCTATTGTTAAGGTCTGTGAGTAATTGTTGTCTTTGTGATTCTGTTAGGTTTACAGCAAAACCTGCATCATCCTTAGGCTTAAAGATAACAGCTCCACTAGGTCTAGCACCATTATTAAGTAGATTTACATTATGTTTACTAGCCATATTGAACTGATCTATCTCTATAGCCGCAGCACTCATAGGAGATAAACCATAATAATCATCTAATGGATTCCACAGCTTAACGTGCTTAATTTCACTAAAGCCATTGTCTTGATCTACATCATAGGTATTTTGAACCCTACCATTTATTAAATATTCGTATTTATCAGGTATAGCGTTGCCACTTCCTTTTATATTAATACGATCAGGTCTTAATTGATGTAGCTCTTTAGGCGTACCTGTCTCTCCACCTACTTTGAGTATATATGCATTGCCACTAAGCAACACATAACCAAACAGGCTATTAAAGAACTCTGAATAGGATTGTAAAGGATTGGGTCTATTAAGAAGGTCAATGAGTGGATGTTGTTCAATTATCTGATCTCCTGCTTTAACTACAAAGGGTACTGCACTTGCACCTTTGGATATTTCATTAACACAACGATAAACGATTGCGTTTTTAAGATATCCCTCTTTGGCTAAATCTGCATATTTGTAATTCTTAGGCTGATCTGTACCAACCCCAAAATAACCCATCATGTTTGATTGTTTGACTTCTTGTTGTTGTACGTTAAAAAGTCGTTGTAAAAATGTTTGTTGTGCCATTAGCTTATTCTCCAGTTTACTTGTCCTTTAGACTTGCTAAGTTCGGTTAATCCCCATACTAAAGCATCTAATCTATCAGGCGAACTATTTGTATCTCCTGTATAACTGCACATTTGCGATTCTAACTCCGAGAATGCACCTACATGGTGAACTCTCTCTTGTTCATATAAAGCTGAGATTGGTTCTGCTCTAAGTATTTTACCTCTTGTTGCCCTTACACTTCTATAAGATATTTGACTATCTATGTTTCGTATAAGCCTTTCTACCAAGTCTCCACCATTATTAACTTCAGCTACTATCCTATCTGCTTCCCATTCGTAGAAAGCGTTTACAGCTATTCTACCCCATTTCTCAGGTGGATGTCTTCCTGATAAGTCCTCTAAGACATAATAATGATTATTATAGTCTTTACCTACTACTACTATACCTGTTTCATCGCTATTTGCATTAGCTGTTACAGCAGGGTCAATTGCAACTATAATCTGCGATAAATCTCTGTCATCATCTATTCTAGCTTTGTCTATCAACTCAGGTTTCCACAAAGCACCCTCAAAGTCTTCTATTATCTCAGCGTATAGTTCCTGCCTACCTAGATTAGTACCTTCATATTTATCTTTAAGCATAGATAAAGCACTATCTGCTAAGTTTGCTTCGTTCTCAAAAGTGCTTCCTGATGTTACTAATACATCTTTTCTTTCTACTAAATCCTTAATAAGCTTAGTTGGTTTAGGTGTAGTAGTAATAACGCATTGTGGTTTTTTTCCTAATCTAAGACCAAACATAAGCTGATCAAACGTCTCAGGATAACGCCAAGCCGCTACCTCGTCACACCATGCTCTATGAAATTGCGGTCCGCGAAGTCTTTCAGGCTCTTGAGCCGCATAACCTGTAATCTTAGAACCGTTAAATAATCTAATCTCAGATACACTAGATGAGTAACCTTTTTGATCATTAGATTTAAGAAAACACTCTCTAGGTATTATTGAAATAAGCCCACTAGGACCGCCAAAGCAGACACGCCTTAAATCACCATGTGTAGGAGCAACTACAGCACAATTACTATTAGGGTTTCTTAAAGCATATAATGCTATGTCCTGAGCGCCTGTTCTTGTTTTACCCCAACCACGTCCTGCTAGTATTAACCAAATATAATGTTCTATTTTAGGTTGAAGTTGTTTATCCCTTGCTGTGTCTAGCCATTCAGTGCGTAGTGCTACTGCCTTTGCTTCTGCTGTCTTCAATTGTGTCAAGCAGTTCCATAGCTCTTGCGAAGGTGTCATTTTCTTGTATGTTTCCATTTATATTAATGTTATCCGTAGATTCTCCTAAAGCTAATTTTGCAAATTTCTGCGTTTTTAAAGCAGAACTTGCCATTGAGTCTAATTGTTGTGGTGTAAATTCTTGAATAGAAGCGTTTTGTGTGTTTCTTATTACTACGCCCACCCTAGAAAGTAGTGCTTTAGCTATATTTAAACATGCTGAGTCAAGCTTTTTAGCTTCTACAGAAAATTCTTTAATTCTTTGTGCATCTAATTTTTCTTCGTAGTCTCTTTGAAATTTTTCTTGTGCAAACTTCCAATTTTCTCTTTGTGCTAGTTTATACAGCGTATTTTTAGATAAATTATTATCTAAGGCTAATTCTTCTATAGTAGAGCATCTTCTAAAGCCTTGTGGGTCTAGGTCTCCCTGCACATAAGATATTCTAAGCCTTTCTTTAATATCAGATGTTATTTTTTTATATTTAGGTTTTTTATTCGCCATTTTTTGTATCTTTATGTAATTCTATTAGTTCGTCAAAAGTTTCGTTAGATGATTCTAATATAGCTTGACTACCCGTATAGTTCTGCCATCTTTTTATAGTCACATCACAATATTTAGGGTCTAGTTCCATTCCATAACAAACCCTTCTGTTCTTCTCACAGGCTATTAGGGTACTTCCTGAACCTAAAAAGTAATCTGCTACTTTAGTTTTACCCTCTTGATCTTTTAATGCTATATCAATTAACTCTACAGGCTTCATCGTGGGATGTAACTCGTTCCTTTGTCTTTTAATCTTCCAAACGTCTCCTCTAAGGGTTTTATGACCACCAAAGTCTCCATAATATAGTATTAGCTCATGTTGTTTATAATATTTATCTAGATGCTGTGCAGGATTAACTTTATCCCAAACTATCATAGCCTTAGGGCTTCTACCTATTTTTATCATAGCTTCTTTGAATAAATGTACATATTGCCAAGAACAGCACACATACATCTGTTCACACCCATGTATAGTCTGAGTAAGAAAGTCTACAAAGTCCTCATCAGACATTTTGTCATTTTTGATTTTTTCATGCTTACCCTGAAGGTCTTGATAGTCTATGTTATACGGTGGGTCTGTAAATACTAAATCTGCTTTATTATTATCCATAAGCTTATCTATATTATCTATACTAGCACTATCACCACACATAATTCTGTGATTACCTAAAATCCAAACATCACCTAATTTAGTAATAGGTTCGTTTTCTAAGGCAGGAGCTTCATCTTCATCAGTTAATCCTTCTTCAGCAAATTCATCTAAATCAAAATCTAAACCTAGATCAGCCAATTCCTCATCCGTAAAACCTGTAAAATCTAAGTCATAATCTGCTTGTAATAAATCAGTCATTTCTTTTGTAAGTAGTCCATAGTTCCAAGAAGCAAACTCAGCAGATTTGTTATCCATGATTCTATAAGCTTTAATTCTTTCTTCAGATAGATTCTCTGCTATTACACAAGGTACTTCTTTTAGACCCAATCTTTTAGAAGCATTAAACCTAGTATGTCCCACAATAATTTCATAGTTCTTATCTAAGACTAAAGGCTGTTGAAAACCAAACTCCTGTAAAGACTTTTGAACTACTTCAATTGCATCTTCATTAACTCTAGGGTTATCGTTATAAGGTTTTATAAGATTTATATTTACATCTGTAACTTTCATAGAATCTCCATTTAAGATGGATATTACCACAGAATAATCCAAAACGTAAAACCATCAAATAAATTAACTATTCCAATTTGGTTTAAGATATGTTATAATGGGTTTGGGACGAAGTATTTTTAATAAAATGAAAAAGGAGAATTAAATGAAAAAAAGATACAAAATGCCTTCCTTACATAAGGAAGCAAAAAAGAAGAGGGACATAGTAAGATTTTACAATGACCCTCAGAGAGCTAATAGACTATCTCATGGTTATCATCATTTCCAAGTTGGTCAGATAGGTTGGAAGTGGGTAAAGATTAGACCTGCTGTACTTAGCACTTTTAGAGAGAACCATTGGACAAAAATCAAAAGAACTACTTGGGATAGAATCCAATCATGCAAAACCTTCAAAGTATTGGAGGTAGCATGAGGGATAAACAAAGACAAAAAGTCTATGACTGGGAAGATTCTCAGTCATGGATGGTTAAGAAAAGTTATCTGACTCAAGATCAATGTCATGCAGTAATTAAAAGATTAAACAAAATATTTAAACGTAAAATAACCCTTAGATTTAAAAATGGTCATGGAAAATGTTTTGCTAATCGCTATGAGATTGTTATAAGGAATGAATGGGGTAGATCTTATGGAGTCTTGCTACACGAATATGCTCACCATCTTAGTGCTGATTTACATGGTCGTAAATTTGTTGCAGAGTTCTGTATGCTTTTACATTACTTGCACCCTGATCAACCATCTATAAAAGATTTGGTTGCAAGTATGAATAAAGCTAATGTTGAATTTTATGATTTTGAAAGAACCATTTGTAATAAAAGATTGAGTAGAAGACTAAAGCCATTTAAAGCTGTATGTACTACTCCAATACCTGAGCCTAAAAGATATATTAAGAAAAGAACCTCACCCAAACAAAGGGTGAAAAAACTTTTAGATAAGTGGGGTGAGTTCTATCATATTAATGAATACGAGTTTTACAGAAACAAGTTCGTAAACATAAATGAAAAAGAATACAGTGGTGAACTTTATACATGGAAAGAAGTGGAAGAGTGTCTACTTGAAGCGATTGAGCAAAAGCTACATGAACACGAAGATTATCAATGGAAGGAGTAATAAATTAACTCTTAATCCAATTTGTATTGACTTAAATATTAATTATGATTATCTTAACAAACCAAAATAAAAAAAAACGAGGGAAAGAACTATGTCTATAGAATGTCTAAACAAAGCACTGAAGATTCAATTTGAAGGTCAAACACCAACTAAGAGATTAATCTTAATCTTACTAGCTAACTACTGTGATGATCAGAATAGTTGCTATCCTAGTTATACTCATATCGCAAAGTTAGCAGGTCTAAAAGACCCAAAGCATATTGCTAAGATTGTAAAAGAGTTTGAGAGTCTAGGTCTTTTAAAAATACAAAGAAGGTTTAAAGATGACGGAGGTAATACATCTAATAGGTACTTCCTGACCCTTAGGTCTACAGACACCCCCCCTCATGGTCTAGAGACCCCCACCCCCCCTAGTCCTGAAACCCCTAGCCTACTGGTCTCCACCCCCCCCAATACTAAAGAAGACACAAAAGATAAAACTAAAGATAATACTAAAGCCTATAATTCTGATTTTAAAAGCTTTTGGTCTTTATATCCAAGAAAGGACAATAAGGCTAAAGCAGAAGAATCTTATAAATCTATATTAAAGAAGTTTAGCCATGAGCAGATGATTGCCTATGTAGAGAGTTACAATAATGATATAGAGTTTCAAAAGAAAGATAAGAAGTTTATTCCCTTTTGCACCACTTGGCTAAATCAAAAAAGATTCTTGGATTACGAAGATTATGAAATGCAAGAGATAGTCAAAGATTCACAAAGCACCGTTGAAGGCAACTGGTTTGATGATTTAGAAGTAGGCTAGACCATGCTCCAAGATTACAGCGTAAGGCAATTAAACAATCACGAATACAGAGACTGGTTGTTAAATAAGCACTATGCAAAAAGACTATGTTCAGTTTCTTATGCATTTGGTCTAATTGATTTAGATCAAAATGTAGTAGGGGTTATAACTTTTGGATGTCCACCTAATAGGCTTTTTAATGATGGTAAGTGTATATTTAGTAATATAAAAGTTAAGACTATGGAGCTTAATAGACTTGTGCTTAATTCTGATACTCCTAAAAATTCAGCAAGTTTTTTTATTATGAAAGCAATAAATAAACTACCAAAACCCCTAGCAATTGTTAGTTATGCAGACCCAAATAATCATCATCATGGTTATGTTTATCAAGCAACTAACTGGTTGTATACAGGAACTAGCACCCCCAAGTATAAATATACATTTGAAGATGGTTCAATTAATGACATTAGAAGAGATCAGGATTCAACTAATATGCATACAAAATTCATCAAAGGTAATGTAGTTAGTAAAGAAGAAATGTTACCCACTTATAGATACATCTATATTCATGCAGATAAGCGTGATAAAAAAAATCTTGTTAAAGATATGAGATGGGATATAGAGCAATATCCCAAAGGTTTAAATAAAAATTATGAGTGCATTGATATTAAAATGAAAGCACAGTTAGACTTATTCTAAATAAAAATCATTAGGCTCTACTTCACCCTTTGTATATTCGTGTATGGCAACCATTTCTGCTTTTCTAGGAATTCTATATTCAAGAACATACTTTGATAAACCACCTTGTGATAATTTATGTCCAGTCTGATCTTCCATTTCTTGAATAAACTTTTCTTGAGTTAGTTCTTTTGTTTCTAAATATTCTTTTAATTTCATACGTTTACCTTTTATATATTTTATATTGTATTGAAAACCAATTTGGATTATACTCTGCCTTATAACTTTTAACAAACTATAAAATGAGGACATAAAATGAGTAGCAACAATCCATTTGACCAATTTGATATAGAGCATCTTTCATCTAGTTCTATTAATCTTTACATGCAAGACATACCACTTTTTATAGTTAGGTATCTTGCTAAACATAAATCACCTACTAACTCTGCAATGCTTAGAGGAACTGTTATAGATCATGCTATAGGAGAGAAGCACAGCGTTAAGGAAGCACAGAAAGAGTTTATGAGTCTTATGAACTACCATAAAAAGGAAGGCGTTACGTTTGACGAGGTGAAAGCAGAAACGGAATATAAAAACATAGAAAAGTATTTAGAAGTTGGCTTACCCTTTTATGAAGAGTTAGGTGAGCCTGTTTCTTATCAAAAAAAGGTAGAACTAGAGTTTGATGATCTACCAATACCAGTTTTAGGATTTGTTGATTTAGAGTATGAAGATTGTATTAGGGATATTAAGACTACTGCAAGAAAACCTTCTGAATTACTACCACCAGTTCAAAGGCAGATAGCAATTTATGCTACTGCTTTAGAAAAAGATCGTGCCTATGCCGATTACCTTTATGTAACCAAAACGAAAGCAGAGGTTATAACTTTAGAGGTAGACGATATAGACATGAGATTAAACGAGGTGTACAGGGTCGCATCAGCAATGATGAACCTTTTACAAAATAATGATATTTATTCTTTAGTAGATCAGTTCTATCCTAATCCTGACTGGATGTGGAGTTTATCAGATATTGAATTTGCTAAAGACTTATGGAGAATAAAATGAAATACGAATTAACTTTTGGACAAGTATGGAAAACACTATCTAGTGTTAATGTAAATGAAAAAACTGATAAGAAGATGAATCTTACTTATCTATCGTGGGCTTGGGCTTGGGGTATCTTAATGGAGCATTATCCTTTTGCTACTTATACGTTTGACGAAGAAGCCACTAGTTCTAACGGAACTGTTATGACTAACTGCACTTTAACTATAGGTAACTTAGAAAGAAGCATGTTTTTACCTGTAATGGATTATAAAAACAACTCAATAGCTAACCCAACCTCTAGACAGGTATCTGATACTAGAATGAGATGTTTAGTTAAGTGCATGGCTATGTTTGGTCTAGGTCACTATATATATGCAGGTGAGGAGCTTCCTGATAGTAAGGTAGACGAAGCTGAAGCTAAAGTTGTTCCTGTAGAGGTAAAAAAGTTTAAGTTTGAAAAAACAGGTGGAAAAACTTTATCAACTAACGATATAGAAGACTATCTTTTAATATTAGCTTCTAATCTAAAAGACCCTGATAATGTTCTACACAAGAAATCGTTTGCAACCAATAAAGCAAATATACAGGTAGCGTTAGCATCTACTAGTGACGATGATACTAATAATACTAGATTGAAGAAGCTTATAAGTCTTTATGAGGTAGCATGATGATAGAAGTACCACAAAGCATTAAAGATAAGCCTAAAAGCAAACTTACTATAGATGATTGTGTATTCCTATGTCTTAGAAAAGGAAAGTATATGAGCTTTTGGCATATACAAGGAATGATTAAACAAAATGTAGGTAAGTTCTATGGCGAACCTACAATCTCAGCTTCTATAAGAAATATGAGAAAAGACTATTGCAGGGAAGCTTATGGGCTTCCTATGTATGGAGAAGTCATAGAAAAAAGAAAGATTTGGAATAGCAAAGGTTACGAATATAAATTAATTACTAAAGGAGAATAGAATGACTGAATATGCGAAGAAAGATAAGAAAGGAGCTATGTGGAAAGAAAACAATTGTAAGGTTGTTTGGAAAGGGTCTATGCACCACAAGAAGAACCCTGAAGACCCTAATGATAGGGGTGTAGATAAATATTATAGTATTTTAAAAACTATTATTAAGGACAAGTATGGAAATGAAAAATCTAAATTTGAACTTGTTCAATCTGTAGGTCTACTATATTTAAAAGATGACAACTTTAACACTAATGGGAATCCACCTGATATTGGCGGTCCGGTTACAGTTGATCTTGGAAATGGTCAAACAGTAGGTCAAAAGTTTGGTGGATGGCTACAAACTAATGCAGAAAAAGGTACTCAATATTTAAGCGTAGGTCTAGTAGATTCACATAAAAATAAAGAATCAACATCAGATGAAGAGATGTTTCCATCCAGTCAAGATTTTGATGATGATCAAGTTCCTTTTTAGTGTCTAAAAGACTTGTAGATAAGAAACATCTTATGTGGGTTAGAACCCTGCCCTGTTTTATAAGCAGAGCAGGGTTTTTATCCTGTAGTGGTTCTGTACAAGCACATCATCTTCTTAAAGGTTACGATACGCCTAGAGGGGTCAATGGTCGTGGCATGTCATTAAAAAATGGAGATGATCAAGTTATACCACTCTGTCAAATGCACCATCATTTACTACATACTAGATATGGAAGTGAAAAGGCTTTTTTTAAAAAATATGGTATCAAAGAAGATGCAGGTAAAAAGTACGCAAAACAACTTTATGAAGAAAAAGATTGTTATGTAGAAGATACTAGTGATCTGCCTTTTTAAACTAATACAATAAAATACTTGCTATGTATTCCATTTTGGGGTTATAATAACTTTATAATAAATTGATACTCACAGAGTAAGGAACAATAAAATGATAGACAAAAAAAACTTAAAAACAAAAATAGATTCAATAGACTTAGATACAAAAAACAGTCAAGAGCTTTTATCTATACTTTATAAATCTTTTACACTTCGTACATTAGCAGGTCGTAAAGGAAATAAAATATTAGGAGACTTTCAAAAAGAAATAGCAAAAACTTTATGGATTAAATTTCCTGAAGTTGCTAAAGAAGAGGGTCTAAAAAAAGTGAGGGTAGCTTAATGACTAAGATAGTAGGCAACAAGAACTTAAAAACTTTTCACTTATACATAAAGAAACCTACTGACTCAGACTGGTTTCAAAGAATGCGTTCTACTCAATATGGAATGATTGATGATCAAAGCATGAAGTTTAAAAAACAAGGCTTCCAAACAAAAATAATATCTAGTGACTCATATAGAGTTGCACAAAAACAAATACAGGAGTAATTGATGTTTAGTACAAAAGAACAAATCCAAGAATTAAATGATACGTTAGGTGAATTAGATGTTTGGGAATATAAAGCATCTAAAAGCAAACTAATTGATTCAATCATAAGGCATAGACTTTATAATATAAGGCTAGGACAAACCCCTGAAAGCGTTCTAGAAGCATATATTAACTATTTACAAGAAGAAGAAGCCAATAACTATAGGCAAGGAGCAATTTGAATGTTTAAAAAGTTTTTTAAAAGATTAGATCGTTTTCTAGATAGAAAGTGGAAAGAAGTATGCTCTGTGCTTTTTTACTTAGCAGGTATAAAGATTGAAGACGATGTAGACTGGTTAAACATGCATAACAATATGGTGGATGATGAGCAAAGTAGTAAGTCTAGAAGACTATAAAACTAAGAAACCTAAAACAATTGCAGAAAATAACAAATCTATGTTATTTGAAATACATAAGAAAATTATTGATCTTCATGAAAAATCAATGATAAATTATGAAGAATATAAAAAGCTTTTAAATAAATTGAATCAAGTTGTTAATAACAAGGGAGAGAAAGATGAATGAATTTTTATACGATGACCAAGCACCTTACAGTGTTAATTTTAACAGATGGTATCATGCTGTAGGTGTTGAAAGAGAAATGTTTAAAGAAGAAAAAATGGATTTTGATGATGCACAGCTTACATTTAAGAAAATGTGGGGATATAAACAATTAGAATCTAAAGTTTTTATTAATTAGGAGAAAATAATGCTGAAATTTTTAAGTGGAGCAGATATAGAATTTCTTAAAAGAACTATAAGGTTTTTTGACAAGAATAAAGAATTAAGCGATCGTGATAAAAATAGGGTTAATTTTTTGTTAAAAGATCTAACTGAAGATAAAAGTCTAGAAATATTTACTGATATTGTTATGAATTATGAGAAACAAAGAAATTCTTTAAACAATGATGATTTGCATTAATTAGATTTATTTTCTGAACTATATTTAATATTTAAACCACATAAAGTACAAAGACGGTTTTTTTCGTCTAAGCCTTTATCTGTAAGAGTATATTTTTGTCCTTCTACTTTTATAAAACCATCTCCAATCAAAGCAGTTAGGTTTTCACTAGGTATATCATCACCAAACATTATTGCTAATATTCCACCTAGTCTTTTAGTTTGTGTTTTACTTAGTGCCATTTTCCCAGTCTTTACCTTCAAATAATAATGCTTCTGCTTCTC